GGCAATTGGACTGAAACCACTTTATGATATTTCTGCGAAGAATAATCCTCTTCCATGGACTGAGCACTGGATTTCCTCCAAGGGTCTCCAAGTGGCACCACAGGAAACCGAAGTTGAATCATACATCGTTGGAGGAATCAAACAAGATGTTACCAAAGATACTTTCTCGGGATTCCAACTATGATGAATGGTGCGAGCAGGCAATCCTGAACGCATACCAAGAAGCAGCAGAATGTGATGAATATTTGTTTGGTGATTATGATTACAAAAAAGAATGGTTGGGTAAATGTAATGATGATGTGAAATGAGGGTCTTTGGACCCTCTTTTTTTATAAATACTCACAGGAATTCCTGTAAGTATAAAAATGTTAGGATCTGAATTAAAAGCATTATATGATTCTTATCAAAATATCTATGAAGAGGGGGATGGAATCTCCTGTGAAATGATTGAAGAGATCGTAGAAGAACTCGTTGAAGAATGTGTAGAGTTTGGATACACGCTTGATGAAGCAACTACTGCTGTGGCAAATGCTGCAATTCTTTATATTGATGAAGCAAAAGTCACCTATGGTAGTGACACCGAAAGCCCAGAGCAAAGACGTGAAAGAGCAAAGGCAAAGGTTGGTGAAAAGAAAGCAGCAGAACGTAAGGCAGCAGTAAAGACCGCTGTGGGACGTGCCAAAGCAAAGGTAACTGGTGCCGTAGCAGGAGCAGGAATCGCTGCTTCAATCGCTAAGGACACTGCTAGAAGAGCAGCAAGAACTGCCGCCCATAAGGTCACCTACGGCGCTCAGAAGAAGAAAGAAGAAGTCAAGAGTGGCGTAAAGAGTCTGATCGGAAGAGGTCTCCGTAAGGCAGCAGGAGCGGTTGGCAAGGTCGCCAGCAAGGCAGCAGGTGCCGCTTCTAGACTTGGTGAAGAGGTTATTGGTGAAGCAATTACCAGTGAAAAGGGTAAAGCAAAAGCAGCAGAAATGATTGCTGCTCGTTCTACTGCTTCTGGTAGAGCAAAGGCAGGTCAAGGTGCTAATGTTGCTCAAATCAGACAAATTCGTGGTTCTGGTAGAGGTCGCTTTGATAGAGAAGGTCTGGGTGGAACTCCAATGACTCCAACCATGGCTAAAAATCCAATTAAGAAACAGAACTATGATGGAACTGGAAACAAAGCAGCAAGAAGAGCAGCAGAACTTAAGAAGGAAGAATTTGATGTATTTGATTTAGTTCTTGAGTATCTTCTTGAGACTGGTCACGCAGAAACAATCTCTGAAGCACAATACATTATGACTCAAATGGATTCTGAATCTATTGAAGCAATTGTTGAAACTCGTATGGATCCAAGAGGTCGTCCTGCTTCAGGTCCTATGAATGTTTATGCCAAGAACAAACCAAATACTGACCCTAAATTTCAAGCTGCTCTACAAGCTGTTAGAGATGCTGATGCTAAAAAAACTCCAGAGCAAAGAAAGGCAGAACTGGATGCTTATAAGGAAAGACAAGCAAACAGATAATTGAATCCTAACATAACTTTAAGCACCTCTTGACAGGGGTGCTTTTTTATTGCTAGACTAGGTTTGTCTCCGTTGAAGATAAATAATAGCTCATAAGATACTTTAATATGAGTTATGAAAATCCCTGGATCTACAATGGGGAAATATTTGAGTCTGATCATATTCAAGATCATTTTGGTTTTGTTTATCATATACACTGCGATAAAACTGGTCGTAGTTATATTGGTAGAAAGTATTTCTGGTCTTTCCGCACACCAAGAGGAAAATCTAGAAAAGTTAAGTCAGAGTCCGATTGGAAAGCATATTACGGATCCTGTCCTGAACTCAAAGATGATGTTAAGTTTTGGGGAAAAAATTCGTTTAGTAGAACAATCCTTAGTCTCCACAAAACAAAAGGACAATGCAACTACGAAGAAACAAAACAGCTTTTCCTAAATAATGTGTTGATTGAGTCTCTTGACGATGGTTCGCCCGCGTACTATAATAGCAATATTCTAGGACGCTATATGCGAAAAGATTATGGTAACTTTGGAAGAGACCCTTCAGACAACTCATGATTGGGCAGTTGACCGCATTCATACTCTCTGTGACAGGAACATTGAAGATGCCCATGCGATTCAATCTGAATTTAGTGAATGGTTGAATCCCGAAATTCCAGATCATGATATTTTCTCATTAGAGTTCATAGGAGAGGAAGATGACACTAGACCTTCACAATTTTTTTAAATTTTACGACGAAAAGAATTCAAATCATGTAGCAGCAGTTCAATGGTTAGAGGATAACCTACCTGCTGAATTTCTGGATGACGCAGAAACCGAGTGGATCGGAATTTTTAGAACTAAGCCACCAACCCCAGCAGTTCTAGCAGTTCCATATTTCAATCAAGTAGACAACTACAGAGATGCACATAGAACTTGTAACAGTTCATCGTGTGCTATGTGTCTTGCTTTCCTCAAGCCTGGCAGCATCAAAGGTGATGACGAATATGTCACGAAAGTATTTGCGATTGGTGACACGACTGACCATGCGGTACAGACAAAAGTTCTCGCAGGTTATGGAGTTAAGTCACACTTTAGTTACAATCTTTCTTTTGCTGATATTGATAAGAGTCTTGATGCTGGGAAACCTGTCGTTATTGGTATTCTGCATCGCGGTTCTTTATCTGCTCCTACTGGTGGGCACATGTGTGTAGTCATCGGTAAGACACCAGATGGCAAAGGATACTTTGTAAATGATCCATATGGTTCTCTCAATGATAACTACACTGGACCTGTGACGAATGGTAAAAAAACCATCTACACCAAAGCAGTTCTTAAGCACCGTTGGTGTCCAGGAGGCAACGATGGCTGGGGAAGAATCTTCGATTAATTTTAAGAGAAAGATCTTACAACGTATCAAAGATCTGACGAATCACGGTAAACACGTAGAAGCAAATCAACTTTATCAAAAATACTTCGGAGGCAACAATGGCAAGAGTTGACTTACACAATTTCTTTCAGTTCTATGATGAAAGAAACCCCAACCACGTCAAAGCAGTTCAGTGGTTAGAAGATAATCTACCCGTCAAGTTCCTTGAGGACAATGTAGACTGGGCGGAGATTTATAGAGGAAAAAAGACTAGTGCTGCGCCAGCCCCTGCTGCCGCAGCTCCAGTAACAGGTGGTGATGATGTTCCGCAAATGGGCATCAAATTAATCAAAGAGTTTGAAGGATGTCATCTCAAGGCATATCCTGATCCTCTGACGGGTGGACTTCCAATCACAATTGGTTGGGGTTCCACTCGCAAGAAGGATGGTTCAGCATTTAAACTCGGTGATACCCTCACACAGGCAGAAGCAGATTCACTTCTCATTGAGCAGTGTAAGAAAGAGTTTCTCCCTGCTTTAAGAAAAATTCCAGGTTGGAGTGAAATGTCAGATGGAAAAAGAGGTGCTCTGCTCAGCTTTGCTTATAATCTTGGTGCCGGTTTTTACAACGGTGCTAACTTTAATACTATTACTAAACGCCTGAAGAATAAAGAGTGGGACTTGGTTCCTGATGCTCTTTATCTCTACCGCAATCCTGGTTCTAATGTAGAAGCAGGTTTAGCACGTAGAAGAAAGGCAGAAGGCGAAGCTTGGAAGAAAGGATAATAAATAGTTTCAACCATTGAGTTGAAACGACTCAGACCCACACCAAGGTGAGTTGTGTTTGGTAGTTCATAGGAATTTCTACCACACCAACTCACCTTATTTTCATGTCTACCAACACGCAAAAGGCGCTGGCTGCAGCGTCTGCGCTTCTTTTTGGAGTGCCAACAGCAGCTCTTGCGGATACAATTTCTGGTACAGATTTTGAGGGAGGTTCATTATCTGGTTGGAATGTTGGATCTCAAACAGGAACTCTAACCAACGGAACCATTACAGGCAATGGAACTGGTGTTACTCTTATCAACGGTTCAGTAACATTCAGTGCCCCATCGCACCCTGCAGTAGGAAGTCCAACTAAACAAGATGGATCACCAAATCCATATTATGCACCCGCAGTAACTCCAACAACTTGGACATTTGCTCCATATGGTTCTTATGGTGCTGCGTTGCAACCAACAGGTAATGTAACATTTGATGCAGCAACATCTGCATTAGGACTAACTCAAACTCAAAATCAAGAGATTAAAACAAAACTTCAACAAGACCAACAAGCATCAGGTCTCGGAAATCCTAATCCAACTAATGCTGCTTGGATAACTCAAAGTGTAAATCTTGATGCTGGAACGATTTATACAATGTCTTGGAACTATATTGGAACTGATTATGTTCCATTCAATGATGGTTCTATCACATCACTTGTTTATCAGGGAACTGGTTCTACTCCGGTTGTAACTGTTAACAACTATGTTCAGAACTATGCGTTACTTGGATTCACTAACCCAGGTACGGGAGATTATTCTACAGGAACTTATGGTTCAACTGGATGGCAGAATTCAACATATCAAGTTGATGTAACTGGTGCTTACCTATTAGGATTTGCTGTATTCAACCTTGGGGATACTGCTCTTTTGCCAGTTCTTTTAGTTGATAGTCAACCAGGAACTACATTAGCAAATGGTCAACCATTCGGTGCAGTTGCTCCCAATAATCCAAATGCTCCAAACAACTCAACACCATCTACCCCAACAGTAACTGGAACATCAACATCCGACCAAGTTACAACATCCACATCAATTTCAAATGTTGTAGCAACATCTCAAGTTACTTATAATGTAAGTAATCTTGATACTGATGGATACGGTACAGTTCAGAACTATACTGATACTGTAGAAACTACAACTCCAGTTACAACAACTACTACAACTACAACTCCAGTTACAACCACCACATATTCTGATGGTTCTACAACCACTTCAAACGGAACACCAGTTGTAACTACATCCACATCAAACGGAACTTCAACTTCACAAGTTACAGGAACTGTTCTGAACTATACTTCAACAATTGCTCCTTCCGTTTCTTCTGCAATTGCTGCATCACAAACACTTCCAGCAGTTACAACTAAAGCATATAATTTTGAAGCAAGTGAATCTAATGGGAAACAACAAATTAAAAAACAAACCGTGACGACTGTAACCACTCCAATGGTTACGACTACAACTACAACTCCAGTCACCACAACTGCTTATGCTGATGGAACAACAACCGTAATCGACGGAACTCCATCATATTCTTATGCTTATTCTAATAATGTTGAAGTATCTGATTCTTATGATTATTATTATGGTCGTGTAGATCAATTAGAAGTTCTTGACGGAATTAATGATGGTATCAATGGACTTCTGAATCACGAACCAACCGCAGGTAAGCAAAGATTAAGAGTATTTGAGAACAACAGATTCGTTCAGTCCTATAATGCTGACGGCTACATTGCCGATTCTAAGATCTTTGGTGGTGGATTTGAGTTTGATGTAACCAAAGGTTGGACTCTTGGTTTCCAGTATAATAAAATCAACATAAACCTCAATGGTGTTGACTCAAGCACACAACAGAACAAAGATCACTTCGGTGTATTCAGTGAAATTAGAGGAAATACACTCACTCTGAATACTAATGCTGCAATTGCAAATAGTAACTATAAGTACAATAGAACCGTAGAAGGTGTCTTTAATAATGCTGGTGAAACAACTGGTTCTGAGTGGTGGGTTTCTAATCGCTTATACTGGCATCTCAATAAATCAGTAAAACCATTTGTTGGTTATACTGTTCAAAATGTGAAGAGAAATGCTTACACTGAAACTGGTTCTATTCAGTCCGCAAGATCAGTTGAAGCACATAATCAAACCACTCATATTGGTGAAGCAGGTCTCAAACTAGAAACTCGTTTTGGTGGTAAGAAGAAGGATCTGTTTGGTGTCAGTGTAGAAGGTGCTTATGGAA